GTACGCGCAGGCGAACGCGCTGCGATGACCGCAATCCGCACCGAGACTGCCGAGGTCAAAGCCGAACTCCGCCAGCAGGTCACCACCGCCTTTGCCGGCAATGCGCGCGGCATCGCCAATGCCTGGCGGTCCATGGTGTTTCCGCGCACGGGTCAGTCGCTCCGTCCCGCCGGGCTGGTCTTCACCAAAGTCCCCAAGGTGATTGATGCCTTTGAGCGTGGCGCGCTGATCCGCGCCAAGGGCGGACGTAAATTCCTCGCTATCCCCACCGGCTTTAACGCCGCGCGTGGCAGGCGCGGGCGGGGCGAGAAAGGCATGCGCGTGACGCCAGCGCAGATGGTGGCCTCGGGCCAGGCGTTTCTGCGGCCCTTCAAATCAGGGCGCGGCTTTGTCTGGTGCCTGCCACTCCGCGCCGGGGAACAGGCCGGGCGGCGGCGCCGACGCCTGCGGTTGATTGCCGGGGGTGTCACCGAAATCGGCACCGCGCATCGCCGCGGCCGAGAGGCCTGGGCGCGCGGGCTGCTCGCGCGCGGCATGGTGCCGATGTTCCTGCTGCTGCCCCAGGTGAAGCTCACCAAGCGGCTCGACGTAAAGGGCGCGGCAGAGCGCGGCCTGCGTCGTCTACCCGGGCGTTTTGTGGCGGCCTGGGCCGCCGAGGCAGGGAGACCGCGATGAGCCTGCGTGAAGCCGCCCTGACCGCCCTGTTCGCGCGCCTGAACGCCAGCCTGGCCGCGCGCAACCCGGCACCCGTGATACGCCGCAATGAAACCGTGCCGCAGCGCCTGCCCGCTGGCGGGCTGGTGGTGCTGCGCGATGGGGAGAGTGTCTCGGAAACGCCCATCCTCTCGCCGCTTGCCTTTGCTATCGAACACCGCGCGGAGATCGAAGTTCTGGCGGCGGATAATGCGCTGTTGGACGCGCTGCTGGTTGCCATCGCCGCCGCCATCACCGCCGATCCTATGTTGGGTGGCGCGGTGGAATGGGCGCAGCCCGGCAGCGCGGATATCGAGGATGTCGAATTCGAAGGCGCGGCCAGCGCGCGTGCCGCAAGCCTGCCTGTTGCCCTATTTTTTACCGCCACCGGGTCACCGCTGGCCTGATCGCCCTCCAGGAGAAACCCCATGCCCCGTGCCATTGGTGCGAATGCGCGCCTGCTCATGATTCCTGAGGCCAGTTATGGCACCGCGCCGGGCGGCAATTGGCGGCGCATGCCCTTTCTGTCCTGCAATCTGGGCGCAGAGCAACCGCTGCTGGATGCGGATGTGATTGGCATTGGCGGCAATCGCGACACGGGCGCGCCGCTATTGGATACGGTCACGGTGGCGGGCCAGGCGGTGGTGCCAATTGATCTGATCAATTTTGGGCATTGGCTGCGGTTGCTATTCGGCCCACCGACCACGAGCGGCACGAGCCCGAATTTCATCCATAGCTTTGCCTCGGGCCTTGCGGCGCTGCCTTCCAATAGTATCGAGATCGGCTATCCCGATGTGCCGAATTACGATGTTTGCACGGGCGTGCGTGCTGATACGCTGGAGATGGATTTCACGCCCACCGGTGCTGCCAGCGCGACAATTGGGCTGCTGGGCCAGGGCTCACTCCGCGGTGCGGCGAGTTCCGGCGGCACGCCAAGCGGCGCGGCCTTTACCGCCTTCAACAAGGCGCAGGGTTCCATCACACGCGCTGGTGCGGCGCTGGCGCAAGTGACTGGCGCGCGGATCAGCTTTTCGAATGGGATGGAAACGGTGCGCACCATCCGTGCTGACCGGAAGGTGGAGGGTGTGGATCCCGGCATTGCGCGCTGCACTGGGCAAATCACGGTGCGGTTTGAGAATACGGTACTGCTGGCGCAGGCGCAGGGCGGCACGCCGGCGGAATTCGCCATGGCGTTCACGATGGATGCCAATCGCAGCCTGACGATCACGCTGCATGAGGTTTATCTGGCGCTGGCCAAGACCCCGATCGAAGGGCCGGCGGGGGTGGAGGCGAGCTTTGACTTCAGGGCTGCTTTCAACGCGACGGCGGGGCGGATGATGACGGTGGTGCTGAGGAACCAGCAGGCTGGGGCGGAGTATGGGTGAGGCCTAGTAGACTTCGTGCGCATGCAGAAAGTCGATCGCCGGAACTCGCTTTCCTACTGCGAGTTCATCCATCGCCTTCGCCGCGAGCGTGATGGTCTCTTTCCATCGATCAATCTGCCGTTCACCACTAGCACTCAGTACTAAATAGCGGTCCCGATCAGGCCGGTTGCGCTTTCTCGAATTCCAATCGACAGCACTAAGAGCTACGTCAATCTCGGCCTGCTTGTCTGCAATGCGCTGCTCGCAATCGGAAACAATCCTGGCGATGCGTGCTCGGAGGTTTGATTCCTGCTGAAGGTAAAGCTCCCTATCCCATAGAGGCATGTTGCCGAACTTATCGCCAAGCATTGCAGCAAGGCGCGGCGCCTCATTGATGTCGAAACGCGTAATCGCCTTGACGCTGTCGCTGAAGAAGCCGGGATCGATCTCGCCGTATGCCTTCTTCCTCAACGCCAATCCCAGTAGCGATTCGTTGCCTAGCACCATAGCGGCATCGGCCGCCGTCTTGCGGCGTACAAGATACCCGAGGAACACGATCGCGTCGTCCTCGGTAGCGAACCCGGACCAGCCCTTGTCAGTTAGCCGTCGCTTCTGAATCTCAGTATTCTCGCTTACGCGATCCAGGTCTTCCAGCCAATCAGGAAGCCGCGGCGGAGATGGGCGCTCATTCGAAATCGCTCGACCTCCCGGTCGGCGCCGCCGCTTCTTAAGGCGCAGCATCGGCGCTGGTTCTTCTCTGGACCCAGACGCGGCGAGTGCCAACGTTCCCACCGCAACGAGGGCCGCTACGCGACCAGCCGAGGCGAGCACGCCTTCGCTTTCGTCTTCGACATCGGGACCGGCTCCAGTGCCCGCTGGCACGATTTCGCCTTCCAGAGCCTCATCCGTCTCCAGTTGCTGCGAGCGTTTCGGGCCGCCGGTCCGATTGCCGCTAGGTGCCATGTCGTCGCCCTCGTCAAGCGTCCCAAAAGAATGACATTAGCCGATCTGATTGCGAAGTAAATTTCGTCCGCGGACGGCACGTCAAGAGCCCGTCTCTGCACCGGCAGCTGCCACTGGCGGGCAATCCCAAAAGGAGTCCAGATGCTCACCCTCGACCTCCCCACCACCCCCTACTGGCTCGCCCTCCCGCGCGGCGTCCGCGTGGAAATCCGCCCGGTCACCACCGCCGTCATGGCCGCCGCCCAGGCAGCCTCCGCCCGCCGCCTCAGCGCGCTGCGTGCGGCGGAACCTGAGCTAGACCCTGACATGGCCCGCGGCCTGGCCTTCGCCTTCCTGGTCAAGGCACTGGCCCGCCACGCCGTCCTGGCCTGGGAGGGCATCGGCGACACCTCCGGCAAGCCCCTGCCGCTTTCCCCCGATGCGGTGGAACGCCTGATGGACCTGGACGATATCGCCGCTGCCTTCTGGGACCGCGCAACCTCACCAGTCGTTTCCGTGGCCGCCGAGGGAAACGCCTAAGGGCCCGCGCCGCATGGCATTTCGGCAGCGGGCCCGAATATTGTCGCGGCTGCGCGGCCATCGCGCGCGATTGCGGCGATAGCTGCCCCTACACGCAATACGCGCCGCTCAGCGTCGAAGCCCATGCCTGCTGGGCCGCCGGCACTGCCTGCGCTGAGGCTGGCATGGCCGGTATTACCCTCAACATCGCCAATGCGCTTGCCGCCGCGCGCGATCTCGGCGCGCAGGGCTGGGCCGCTTCGGAAATGTTGATGGCGCTCCGCATCGGCATGGCGGAAGGCATCGCCACACGCGGCAGGGAGGAAACGCCCCATGGCTGACGCCACCCGTCGCGTTTCGGTGCGCCTGTCCTTGGACGACGCCGCGCGCGTAAAACAGGAATTGCGTGAGGTTGGTGAGACCGGCCAGCGCTCCCTCGCGCGCATTCAGGGCGGGGCGGAACGTGCCTCCCGTGCCTTGGATTTGCTGGATGTCGCCGTGCGCGGCGTACAGATCGCGGGCTTGGCTGCCGGGCTGCGCGCGGTGGTGGTGGCCGGCGATGCGCTGACGCAATCCATGGGGCGGCTGAATACCGCGCTCGGTTCGGTGGAACGCGCCGGAGAAATCTATGACCGGCTCTATCAAGATAGCCTGCAAACCGGCGTCGCGGTGCGCGAGAGCGTGGACGCCTTCGCGCGGTTTTCCATCGCCGCGCGGGAAATTGGTGCCACTTCGGATCAGGTCGCAACCCTGGTCGGCGGCTTGCAGCGCATCGCCATCGCTTCGGGCGCATCGCAGCAGGAAATCTCCTCTGCCACCCAACAGCTAGCTCAGGCCCTGGCATCGGGCACGCTGCAAGGCGATGAGCTGCGCTCCATCCTGGAAGGCCTGCCCACCCTGGCCCAGGCGCTGGCGCGGGAGCTTGGCGTTTCCATCGGTGAACTCCGCAAGCTCGGCTCAGAGGGCAAGCTCACCGCCGATACGGTATTCCCCGCGCTGCTGGGCGCAGTCGAAAAGCTGAATGGCGAATTTGAACGCGCGCCACTTTCGGTGGGTCGTGCCTTTGGGCAACTTACTGTCGCGACGGATCAATTCCTCGCCCGGCTCGATCAAGCCATCGGCCTTTCCAACACGCTGGCCCAGGCGCTGTCCGGCGCGGCGCGCGTGCTGGATGGCGTGCGGCGTGGCTCCGGCCTTTTGCTGCCCACCGAGCAGGAGGCCGCGCGCCGGGCGGAGGCAGCGGCGCTGCGCGCGCAAATCGCCCGGCTTGAGGCTGAAATCGAAGGCCAAAGCCTGCCCACCGAACCACGTCGCGGCACCATCCGCAGCGGCCTGGTCGGCACCGCGCAGCACCAGGCCGGCGTGGATCGCGCCGCTCGGCTGGAGGAATTGCGTCGGCAATATCAGGAACTCGCGGAGGAAATCACGCGCGGTGAACAGGCCAACGGCGAACGGCAGCAGCGCGAGGCGGAAAGCGCCGCCGCCCAGGCCGCCGATGCACGCCGCCGCCGCGCCGGAGCGGATGCCGAGGAATTGCGCCGCGCGCTCGATGATCGCTTTCGCATCAATAGCGAATATGAGGACCGCGTCCGCCGCCTGCGTGAGGCTGAGGCCGCCGGTGGCATCACCGCTGCCGATCGCAGCCGGCTTGAAACCCTGGCCCTGCAAGAACGTGATGAGGCGCTGCGCCGTATTGAAGGCACCACCCGGCGTGTGGCCGCCATCCCACCCGCCGATCGTGCGGCGGAACGCGAATTGAATGATCTGCTGCGCGAACGCGAAAGGCTGATCCTGGATAATGAGAATGCCTATGAACGCTATCAGCGCCGCCTGGAACGGCTGGGAGATCTGGCGGAGCGTGCCGAGCGTGCAGGCCGGCCGATCCCCACCGAGACCATCGCCCGCGAAGGCGAACGCGCGCTGAACGAATTGGAGGAGGCCGAGCAGCGCATTAAGCGCAGCACGGAGAATACGCGCGACGCGGCGCGGGAATTGGGCTTTGCCTTTTCCTCGGCCTTTGAGGATGCGATTGTGCGCGGCGCCAGGCTGTCTGAGGTGCTCAAGGGCCTGTTGCAGGACATGACGCGCATCATCGCCCGGCGCACCATTACCGAACCCTTGGGTAATGCGGCCTCGGCCGGGCTTTCCAGTATTGGCGCGGGGAACTGGCTGAATGATATCGGCACCGCCATTGGTGGGTTGTTCCGCGCCGATGGTGGCCCGGTGGCAGCAGGGCAGCCCTATATCGTTGGCGAACGCGGCCCCGAATGGTTTGTGCCGAACCAGGCCGGCACGGTGCTGCCCAATGGCAGCGCGCCAGCCGGCACAACGATCAATACCTCCATCGCCATTGATGCGCGCGGCGCCGATGCGGGGGTGGAGGCGCGGCTGCGCCTGCTGGCCGGGCAGATTGCGCGGCAGGCGTCCAGCATGACGCTGGATGCCATTCGCCGGGGCGGCAGCGCTTATGAAACAGTGCGGGGGTAACAGCCATGGTTGAATACACCTGGCCCGAGGCCCTGCGCCCGACGCGGCTGACATTCTATCTGCAGCACAATACCACGCGCTTTGTCTCGCCCATTACGCGCCAGGCGCAGGTGCTGCGGCGTGAGGGTGCGCGCTGGGTGGCGCAGGCGAGTTTTGAACCACTGGATCGCAGGCGGGGTGGCATTCTGGAAGGGTTGCTGGCGGCGCTGGCGGGCTCGCTCAATACCGTCAGGATCTATGACTGGCGGCGGGAATTCCGGAGCGGCGATCCGCGTAGCCAGGGCCAAGTGCCAAGCGGGCCATTCTCCTTTAACGACGCGACGATCTTTACCGATGGCACCGGCTTTGTGGTGGGTTCGGGCAATCCAGCGCTGGCGGCGGGTGCGCCGCGCGGTGCGCTTTCGATCCAGACGCAGGGTTGGTATCCGAATGCGATTGCGATTGGTGCTGGCGACATGATTGGCCTCGCCGGGCGGCTTTACATCGCGACCGAGGCCATCACCGCATCCGGCACCGGCACCGCCACCATTCCCATCGCACCGCCCTTGCGTGAGGCATTGCTGGTGAACCAGCCGCTGGTGCTGACCAAGCCGAGCGTGCCGATGCGGCTGGTATCGGATGATGAGGCTGCGAACCCAACCCGCCCGGGCGGCTTTACGGCCATCACCATCCGGCTTGAGGAGGCGCTGTAATGTCCGGCAGCAATCCATCGCCACGCCTCACGCCCGCCGCCATCGCCGCTGCGGCGTCGCCCATCGCGGCGCCTGTTGTGCTGGTGGAGCTTGATTTCGCCTCGGGCTTTTTCCGGGCCTGGACGGGGATCGGGCCATTGCATTGGGCGGGGAAGGTGTTTGAGGGGCTCGGCGCCATTGGTGCCGTCAGCGAAATTGAGGAAACCGTCGAATTGCGCGCTGTGCGGCTGACGCTCTCGCTCTCACCCGTGCCGCAGGATGTGGTGGATATCGCGCTGGCGGAGCGCAGCTTTCGGCTCCGTCCCGCGCGGCTATGGGGCGTGCTTCTGGATGCTGAGGGTGCTTTTGTTGCTGATCCATTCCCGCTTTGGGCGGGGCTGATGGATGTCATGGAAGTGACGGACGGGACAGAGGCGCGCATTTCGCTGACCTGCGAAAGTCGGCTTGTGGATCTCGAACGCGCTGAGGTGCGTCGCTACACCGATGCCGATCAGCAGGCGGAATATCAGGGCGACAGGTTTTTCGAATACGTGCCCGCCCTGCAGGAGGCAGAGATACGCCTGCCGGCGCAGTGATGCGGCGGGCGGATTGGGCAACGCGGCTGGCGGCATTGCTGTCGGCGGCGGAAGCGCGCGCCTTTGATACGCGGCAGTGGAATTGCGCCAGCTTCGCGCTCGCCGCTGTGGAAGCGGTCACTGGCACACGACCGCAGGTGCAGATCTATCCATCGCTTGCTGCATCAGCCGATAGCGCTGGCTTTCCGCGCATCGCGCCTGCCTATGCGCGCGCGGGCGATATCGTCCTGGCCGGTGATCCGCCGCGCCTTGGCGTGGTGGTCGAGGCAGGCCGGGCCGTCTTTGTCGGACCAAAAGGCCTGACCCACGCGCCGCTTACCGAATGCAGCATAGCTTGGAGGATCGGCTGAATGCCCGTCGCCATCCCGATCATCGCCGTCGCCGTCGGTGCAGTCGCCTCAGCCGCTGTCGGTGGCGGGATCATCGGCGCGCTGGTCGGTGCCGGTACCGCCTTTGCCATTACAAGCGTCGGCGGTTCGGTCTTTCCCTCACGCCCGCCCTCATCCCCCGCTATTCCCAGCCGCACGGTCGATAATACCACCTCCCCCGGCGCAGGGCGCACGCAATCGTTTCGGCAACCGCTGACGGAACATCAACTTGTCTTTGGCCGCATCAAGGTCGGCGGGCCCATGGTGTTCATCCATTCGGCCACCGATGATCAGGGCCGCGCCGATGGGTATTTCTACGCTGTCATCGTGCTGGCCGCGCATCGCGTTCAATCCATCGGCGATATCTGGCTCGGCGACACGCTGGCGACCGACGCGAAATTCTCCGGCCTTGTCCGGATTGATCGCCATTTGGGCGCGGCGGACCAAGCCGCCAATGCGAATTTGATCGCCGAGACCGGCGGCAAATGGACCGCCAATCATCGCGGCCGCGGGCGTGCCTATGTCGCGGTGCGCCTCAAGATCACTGCCCAGGCCTTTCCCTCTGGCCCCCCCAACATTTCCGCGCTGGTGCAAGGCGCAAACACCATTCTGGACCCGCGCAGCAATACGACAGGATGGTCGGATAATCCCGCGCTCTGCCTTGCCTGGTATCTCACCGCACCCTTTGGCTGGAAGGCATCCTGGGATGATATCGACATCCCCGCTTTGATCGCTGCCGCAAATATCTGTGACGAGCTGATCGGCACGCGCGCCGGCGTTTATGAAAAGCGCTACACGGTCAATGGCCGTGTCTCACTCGGCGAGGGAAAGATCGCCATCACCCGCAAGCTCGTTGCCTCCATGGCGGGCGCGCTGGTGGTCTCGGGCGGGCGGTTTTTCATCCATGCGGGCGGGCCGGCGCTGCCGACATTCACGCTCAATGCCAATGCGCTGCGCGGAGATGTCACCATCCAGGGCAGCAGGCCGCGACGGGATCTCTTTAATGGCGTGCGCGCGGTCTATGTGGACCCCGCCAAGAACTGGCAGCCGACAGATGCGCCGCCCTTGCTCGCCGCGAATTACGTCGCTGAGGATGGGGGCGAGGCGATTTACCGCAGCATGGAATTTCCGCTGACAACTTCTGTCGCAACCGTGCAGCGCATCATGAAGGCCGAATTGGAACGCAATCGCCGTCAGCGCGAAGTGGCCTTTCTGGCTAATCTTTCTGCGTTGCGGCTGCGCCCCTGGGATAGCGTGACGCTGGCGCTGGACAGGCTGGGGCCCTTTCCCGCGCGGGTGACGGGCTGGCGGCTGGCGCCTGATGGCGGCGTGGATTTGA